AGCTAAAAGCAGGTGAGATAGCAGAGGAACTTGCAGAACGTGAGTGGAATGACAATGGAAATGACATAGACTTTCGTAGAGATTGGGAGTATGGTCATGTAATGCATGAGACAGTTTATGCAGAGGAGTCAGATGCCTAAGTACACCATCACAATGAAGGAAACCAATATACTAATAGATTCTGGTGACCCATACGAGATATATAGACATATGGCTATGTGGGCTGATCATTATGCTTTACAATACAAAGAGTATGGTATACTACCTAGCAATGTAACAATAAAGGAGATAGATTAATGTCTGTTGATAGATATAAAATAGGACTGTCAGTAAATGGTACTGAGAAAATAGTGGAGTGTGATGACACATATCCTGACGTACATGATTGGAGAAGTGCTGTGGACTTTGCCTTTAAACTGGTTGACTATAACATACCAGATGCTAAGATAGACCTACTCTTCTGTGAAGACTGGGAGTCTGAGGAGTATAAAGACTATGACTATGTGCATAGTGTACCACCAACAATAATGTAAGGAGTATCAAGATGACTAGATCAGAATTACAACGTGCCATCTATAGGCTAACTCATGGCACAGGTGTATATTACTGGAAAGTAAACGAGGATATCTGGGATGATGGTGAAATGACTTTACACTTTACTGACCTGTCAGAAGAAACAGAAGAAGTAACAAGCACAATAGGGGGCTAACAAATGAATAGATTTATAGTAGACTACAACCCTGACACTATAGCACAGGCACTATGTGACCAACACGTAGTGAAGATGCCACTTGAAGAAGCACAGATGCTATGCACTAGCCTGTGGCATCATGCACCAGAGTATGCAGAGAAGCATGAGTTATACAAACCAGTACATCAGAAGCACCCCTGTACACTATGGGCAATGGAGACACGAGCTAACTTTAAGTTTGCGTACAACTTGTATGAATCTATGCTCCGTGAATACACCCACAGGTATGGCAAACAACATGGTGCAGGTAAGCACCTCATTGCTATATTCAGAGGTTCTCCTCACATACCTGATGGCAAGTTGACAACACACCCTCAATGTTTCAGTGGTCACGATGATCTCAAGACAGATGAGTTGTATCCTATCAAGGCGTATCGTGCCTTCTATAAGCGTGACAAAATGAGCTTTGCTAGGTGGAACAAGAACAGAGCTATGCCTGAGTGGTTGCAAGCTGTTGCATAGGAGCCACACAGATATAACAAAAGAAATTTATTGCTATCTTGGGTCATAAAGTAGTGATATAACAAAGGCACAGTTGCCATAACAAAGGAGAATAGATAAGATGATATGTTATAATGATGTAAAAATATGGACAGTTCACACTAAAGAGTCAGAGTACAACCAGAAAACAGGGAAGCATAAAAAGTTAAAGACCCCTGTAGTGACTGAGAAAGTACACGTATCTGAAGTAAGTGTTTATGATTTAGGTGAGCTGTATGAACTAATGAAGTTTGCCACAGAACGAGACCCATATAATAAAATTAATGTGAGTCTTACAGTTAGAACAGAATATTAATATAAAGGAGAATATATAATGCCATTTGATTTAACAAACGAACTAGACGTACCATACAACCTAGACTTTGAGGTAGGATTTGAGCCAACCAGAGTGAAGGATAAGAAGTATGTCATTAACATGCAGACAGGTGAGCCTATTGCTATCATAGGTGAGAGTGCTACAGCTAGAAGTCATGGTGATTTCTATCGTGGTGTATGGGATGTAATGTCCAATGACCTACCTGCATCTGACCTAGAGGACGCAACAGTAGACTTTAAGTCAGCCCGTAATGGTGGTTGGACTATGCTTGACATTACACTACCTAAGATTAAGACAACGATTGATACGCCTAAACATTCCACTGAAATATCACAGAGATTAATAGCTGTGCATGGTATAGATGGTACTGCCTCACCTGCTACATGGTTTGGTGCTATAGATTTCTTCTGTACTAATGGTATGATCACTGGTGATTACGATAAGGTACGTAAGAAGAATACATCAGGCTTCACACTAGGTGGGTTTCAGTATGAGTTAGCCAAGGCTAAAACAGACTTTGCTACTCAGGGTCAGAAACTACAGCTATGGGCAGATACCGACCTTACAAATGTAAGTGTACCAACCCTTCTAGATGAAATTATTAAGTCAGAGCGTAAGTCCAAGAAGATGTATGAGTTATACATGCAAGAGGCAGGTGTACGTGGTCACAATAAGTTTGCATTGTATAGTGCCTTCACTAACTATGCTTCCTATGCTGACGAACGTAATGGATTCAGCCTACGTAATACAGGTAACGATACACAGGCTGTGAGTATGTTCTCCCGTGAGCAAGAGGTATCCAAGTGGATCAGTACTCCACAGTTTGTTGAGGCGGCATGAATAAACTACCAAGGTATGTAGTTAAACAAGACAATGGTGACTATAGATTTAACCCACCTAAAAATCTTATAGATGAGGGTGTAGTCACCAGAAAATCTTATAGTACTGACCTACAGAAAGTACGTAGGTTGGTACGTAAGGACAATGAAGCCATTGATAACTGGCGTGACATACGGTCACAGGTATTAGTAATTACAAAAAATAGTAACTTCAAAGAGTTAGTAGAATACTTTTATTTATCTAATGATTTCAATGTGTTACGGGACAAAACTAAAGTAGATTACAAATATTTTCTAGGTGTAGCGTGTGATAAATTTGCAACAGTCAAATATAAAAAGATAACTACTAAGTTGGCAAAGTCAGCCTATGAAGACTGGGTCACTCAAGGTGTTAGCTTTGCAAATCATATTGCTACATGTACTTCCCGTATATTTAATTACGCTATTGAAATGGAACAGGCTATACTAAATCCTTTTTCTAATATAAAACGTAAGTCAACTAAAAGAAGAAAGGTGGTGTGGACAGAGAATAATGTAAAAGAATTTCTGGACACAGCATACTCTGACTTTTCCAGTAGAAATATAGGTCTTATTATACAGATGGCATATGAGTGGTGTCAAAGACTAGGAGACATGAGAATGCTAGAGTGGGACAGTATACAGTGGGATACAAGTAGACTGTACTTAGAGCAGAGTAAGCGTAGAGCAGAGGTATTCTTACCTATTTCAGACAACTTAATGTCTATGTTAAGTGACCAACACAAAGACTTTGGCTTCCAGAGGTATGTAGCACCTCATATAAAGCCCATACAGGGTGTATACGAACCCTACACCTTGCAGAAACTATCTAAGAATGGAAGGGCTATCATGCGTAAGGCTATGCTTCCTGAGACACTACGTCTAATGGACTTGAGAAGGACAGGTGTAACCCAAATGGTGGATGCAGGTGTACCACTGGGGCAGATTATGGCAGTAACGGGACATACACATGTGTCTTCTGTGCAACCATACATGAAGCATACATACACAAGTGCAAATTCAGCATTGACACAGAGAACAGATAGTTTAGAATCTACGAAGTAGTAACAAAGAAAGTGATTCATTATGAATATAAATAATATTATAAATGATTTATCACTTGTAAATGGTGAATCAAAGAGATTAGATTGTCCATCATGTAATAGAACTAATACATTTACAGTGACCAATAATATGGGAACTATACTATATAACTGTTATAGTAATAATTGTAGTCTGTCTGGTAAGAAGAATGTAAAGCTAAGTAGTGATGATATACGTAAGTCTATTAGTCCTACAACTACAGATAATAGTATACCTTTTGTAAAACCAGATTGTCTAGTAAAAGATAACAAAGCAATAGCTGTATTCTGTAAGCAATGGGATATAGACCCTGATGAACTAGGTCTGTTGTATGATGTAAAGGAAAGCCGTGTTGTATTCCCGGTGCTAGATTCAGGTGTAATGGTTGATGCTAGTGGCAGAAGTATCACACACCGAATACCAAAGTGGAAACGATATGGTAAAAGTAGCTTGCCTTATAGCTATGGTAATGGTAGTGTGGCTGTAGTTGTTGAGGACTGTATAAGTGCTGCGATTGTAGGTAGTGATGTATATGTCGGGGTTGCTGTGTTGGGTACATCCCTATCAGAAGAACACAAGAGGTTCTTATCACAGTTCTCAACAGCCATTGTAGCACTAGACCCCGATGCACTACCAAAGACAATACAATTTACTAAAGAACTAAGGGGCTACGTTGACACTGTAGTTGCTTTCAAACTAACTAATGATTTAAAATATAGACACCCTAACGACATTGAAAAACTAACAACACTAGGAGTAAAATATGGAATTAACATTAATACGTAGTCTAATGGATAGAGAATTCTACGATGATCATAAGGGTGCAAAGTGTCCTGACAGATTATTTAGTAAGGACGTACGTAAGATTAAGAATGCTATAGATGTAGCCATGCAACGATACGAGCGTACTGTTACACCTGCTGAGATTGAAGCTCTGTTTATGTCTAACAATGCTCAACTAACAACAGCACAGAAACAGGCATACACATCTCTGTTTAACCAGATAAAGAAAGAATCTTTGATGGGTAATGACATAGCACAGGAAGTGTTATCTAAGTTGTTTCAGCAGGTAGTTGGTGAAGACGTAGCTAATCTAGGATTTGAGATGGTCAATGGTACTATGTCTAACTTAGAACCTATACGTAATATACTAGAACAGTATGGTGATGACTTTACTCCTGACTTAAACATTGAATGGGATGATATGGATGTTGAGACATTGCTTGCTAAGAATGATCTTGAAGCACGATGGACATTTAATATACCTACACTTACACGTAAGATAGAAGGTGTGAACGAAGGACATCTGATTGAGGTAGGTGCTAGACCTAACACAGGTAAGACATCCTTCCATGCTAGTTTAGTTGCAGGACCAAATGGTTTTGCACAGCAGGGTGCTAAGTGTATTATTCTTTGTAATGAAGAAGGCCCACATCGTGTAGGTGCTAGGTACTTAACAGCAGCTACAGGCATGACCATGCATGAAGTAAAGGCTAATCCCAGTAAGGCAAGGGATATATACTCACCCATAAGTGCTAATATTAAAGTTAAAGATTCTACAGGTAGAGACATGTCTTGGGTAGAGAGTATGTGTAAATCGTACAAACCCGACATAGTTATACTAGACATGGGAGATAAGTTTTCTAAGGCAGGTGGGTATGCTAGACCGGATGAAGCACTCAAGGCTAACGCTATACATGCTAGACAGATTGCAAAGCAACATGGATGTGCTATATTTTATATGTCACAGCTATCTGCTGATGCAGAGAACAAGGTTGTTCTTAACCAAGCAATGATGGAAGGATCACGTACAGGTAAAGCTGCTGAAGCTGACCTAATGATTCTCATAGCTAAGAACCCACCTGTTGAAGGACAGGAAGAAGAAGATACACAAAGACATTTGAATGTAGTTAAAAATAAATTATCAGGTTGGCATGGTATTGTACACTGTGAACTAAACTACAAAACTGCAAGGTATGAAGTATGACACAACAGGAACTATTTATAATAGAAGAACTACCAGAAGAGTATATAGAAGAAGGAATTATATGCATAAAGTGTGATGTACGTCAACCTCTCTATAACTTTCAGAGTCCTAGACCTACTATGGGTAATTCTACTGGAGAAATAAAAAGAACCTGTAAATCTTGCCATAGTGGACATAGTAAGATTATTAGAAAACTTAAAGAGGAAAACCCTTATCCAGATAAAAATTATTGTTGTCCTATATGTAATAGGGATGTAGTAGAACTTAGTCGTCACGGAAAAAGTAAATTGAGTACATGGGTTCTAGATCACTGCCATGACACCAACACATTTCGTGGTTGGGTGTGTTCACATTGCAACACAGGATTAGGTGGGTTTAAAGATGACTTGACAATAATTAAAAAAGCTGTTAAATATTTAAAGAGGCATAAGGAGAGTTTAAATGACTAATGTAACAGTACTTGATGTAGAAAATACAACTATCAAACGAAACAATAAACTTATGCTTGATCCATTTGAATCAGAAAATTCTCTGACAATGGTAGGTATGTTAAATAACTCTGGAGAAGAGATAGTTACGTTTGATCACAGTGAACAACAACCTACCACTGAGGGTGGAAGTATTGTCCAGAACATTCTGGATGATACCCACCTCTTGGTGATGCAGAATGCTATACATGACTTAACATGGCTATGGGAGTCTGGCTTTACATATACTGGAAAGATTTTTGATACCATGCTAGGTGCTTACATAATACAACGAGGACAGAAAGAACCCTTGAGTCTTGAGTACTTAGCAGAACGATACAACTGTGATACACAGAAGATGGGTACACTAAAGGATTACTTCAACAAAGGTTATACAACCAGAGAGATACCACATGATGAGTTGTCACAGTATTTATCTGCTGACCTTCATGCTACTATGGAGTTGTATGACAAGATAGATGATCAACTTAATACACATGATAGTGGCTTAATTGACACAGTAAAACTTACTAACCAAATATGTATACATCTTGCTCGTATCTATCAGAAGGGTTTTAATGTTAACACAGAAGCACTTGAAGATGTACGTAAAGAGTTTGAGGCTGAAAAACAAGAGCTGATAACTAAGTTACAGGTGCAGGTGCATGAGCTAATGGGTGACAGACCTATTAATCTCAATAGCCCAGAGCAGTTATCATGGATTATATATAGTAGAAAACCTAATGACAAACCTATGTGGGCTAACGCTTTTAGTCCAAGACTAACACCAAGTGAGTTTAGATCAATCACTAAACAGAACTCTGCTGTACTATATAAACAGAAGGCAAAACAGTGTACTGTATGTAAGGGTACAGGTAAGGTACGTAGAACTAAGAAGAACGGTACACCATTTGTTAACACAAGTAAGTGTTTAGAATGTAAGGCTGAAGGTTATCTATTTACTAACACAGATACTATAGCAGGGCTAAAGTTTGCAGCACCTAATCCAGATTGGGTTAGCGCACACGGATTTAGTACAAGTAAGGACAATCTTATAAAGCTAGAGACCAATGCTAGAGAAAGAAACTTCCAGACTGCTGTTGTATTTTTGCAACGGGTTAGAAGATTATCAGCACTAGACACATACCTATCTAGCTTTGTTGATGGTATATCAACACACATTAAATCAGATGGTATGCTACACGTTCAGTTACTACAGCACAGGACAGGTACAGGCAGGTTATCTGGAGCTAACCCTAACATGCAGAACATGCCACGTGGTGGGACGTTTCCTGTAAAGAAAGTATTTATATCAAGATGGAAGGGTGGTAAGATTCTTGAGGCAGACTTTGCACAGTTAGAGTTTAGAGTAGCTGCATTCCTGAGTCAGGATAAGATAGCTATACAAGAAGTATCAACAGGATTTGATGTGCATAGTTATACAGCTAAAGTTATCAGTGAAGCAGGGCAGAAGATCTCACGACAAGATGCAAAGGCACATACGTTTGCTCCCTTGTATGGGGCAAGTGGGTTTGGTAGAACAGAAGCAGAAGCTTCCTACTATAAACAGTTTACTACTAAGTACAAAGGTATATCTGAGTGGCATAAGAGACTAGCTAATGAGATACTCAGTACTGGTAAGATAAAGACACCATCCGGTAGAGAGTTTACATGGCCTGATGTACAGCGTAGACGTAATGGAAGTGTGACATATTTCACACAGATAAAGAATTATCCTGTTCAATCCTTTGCAACTGCTGACATTGTACCCATATCTCTGATATACATAGATAAGTTATTAGAAGCAAATAAGATGGAAAGTTGTATAGTCAATACAGTACACGACAGTATAGTTATTGATGTACATCCAA